TTCCCATCTCCTAAACAAAAAGTGAAAGCAGAAAGTTATCGCTCACATCATACCCGCGATCTTCCAATTCCGCAAGGATTTCCATCATCACCATGCCCTGATCTTGCATCTTTTGGACCAGTTCGATTAGCTCTGCAGTTTCCCGAGAAATCCGCCCTTTCCCCTCACCCACGACGACCTCCCCTTATTTGCGCTCCCAGCACAGTCGGATCCTCCCCAGAAATCGCATCCTCCGGATCTTCCCAACTTCCATTAACCTCTGCTGCCGAATGCAGCAGCTCAAATCGATCTTCCGGCCGATACCCTTCCGCCCGCAGCATCCCATCAAGCGCCTCAAACTCTGCTGGTATCATTTCCCCGCCCTCCCAAGGTCGCGCAGCCTCCAAACCAAGAGCTCTGCGACATCCGCAAGATTCCCTCCACTCGCCCTGACCATCCAGCGCAGTGTCGGCCAGTCCTGCCCGCGAAAGCCAAGGAACAGTCCAACCTGTTCCCGAAAACCAAGATTTGCTTTCATTTCAATTTCTCCTTCGTTTAAATAAGAGTTCAACGTGTTTGAACACGTTACCCCATCATAACGTGCCCACCCATTCCCGTCAATCCAGTTTTCCCGCTCATCCACCCCCTACCGGCAACTCTTCCACCCCAACCGGCCCGAGTTCTTTCGGCTCCCCGTCTTCCAGTCCCATAAGCTTCCTCGCGTGTTGCTTAATCTCTTCCGACACTCCCCAACCGGAGCCACCCGTTCTCTTAACTCCCCTCCCCTCAAAAGGATTCTTCCCCCACCCTAAATCCACCTCTGTCATTTTTTTAACCCTTTCAAGGCTCTCTTCCATCCTCTCTTCTTCCACCGGTACTCCCCGCAGCCTCCTTTCCCCCACCTCCCCCCGCTCAAGCGCATTCCACGCTTCTCTCTCCACAAACCTCTTTGCCACCCCGGTATCCTGCCAACTCTCCCCTCTCACAATCCTCCCTACTTGCCCCACACTCAGCCGATACCGTTCCCCCAGCTCTCTCTGCGTCACCCCCTGCTCATAAGCCCTCCGCATCTCTTCCACCATCACGGCCGTAACCTTACTCGCTTTCCTATTCCCTATTCCAAAGTTTCCCATCATACTCTCCTAGTAAATCTTCTCCCTCTCCACCCTCTCCACCACCCTATCTCCAGATGGCATACGCCCCCCGAAAAATCTTTGGGAGTCTAGAGGTTTTAAGAAAAAAAAAAATAAAAAAAAACTAGAGCCTTTTACCCATTTTTCCCTCGAGCTTTTTCATGGGGCGTATGCCACTTGAAGACGAGAGGGTGAATGAGATCATGGTGTGATGATGATATAATAATATTACCCATCCTGTCAAGTAAGGAATCCGCCGCTTTTCGTCCCCGTAGGTTCGGGGAAGGGGATTGAGGGACCCTGGCCCGTGGTTTATGAGGGTTTGGTTATATTCGCACAATCGACGCACATGGACCGATCGTGGATAATCCGGCACATTGTTATTGTTTCCGCGTTCGTACGCGTGTATGATGCGTTTGTGCGCATCCGTGCGCCATTCACCACCACCACAAATCGGAGAATTCCCCCATGCCACAATCCAACATCCTCAACGATTATACCGCAGCCGAAATCGCTGCCGCACGTGAAAAAGCCGGAGCCAGGCGCGCAATCCGCCCGTGTCTCTGGTGTGAGAAATCCGTATCCATGAGGCACGATCAGCATTTTTGTTCGTCCTCCTGTCGGGCTGCCTATTCTCGCGCAGCCGCCGAAATCGAAAAGGAACGCGCATGGCTTGAGAAAGCACAATGGCGGGCGGAGCGAGAAGCGCTTGTTCGGGAAATCCAACGTCTTCGAAAGAAAACGGGCGAGCCGGAATTTAATCCTGACTCGCCCACTATGGGTTGATTATCCGAACGCTGACCACATTGCACCAAACCAGAACACGGCCCAGAGAATCACAATTGCGCCTTCCCCGCCCCGCCCGGAAGGTGGCATGAATTTGTTGCGGGTCATTGCACTGGCCTCCGTTTGGTTATCATCCGTTTAATTGTGGCAATCCGATCATAGGTCATTTTGAGCCTCCATTAAATTACGGGGCGAATAATCCCCATGCAGGCGCCTGTCACACGCCTGCCGGTGGGTTACTCTAGCCCAGATCCGTGAGCCGAATAATCATATATCCCGGATTATTGGTCAGCCATTCTGGAACGGCGGATAACATCATCCGTGTAGATCCTGCCCCACCCATTACGCACAGGTAATCAACCTGCATCCATTTATCATTCATGTTATTCCTCCTCGTCCATTTCCGCGAGCAGGTCATCCGAGTCTATCGTTGCGCGCTCTGCCTTGATTGCCGCAATTGCCTCGGCCACCTGTTTCGTTTTGGCGAATTCCGCATACGCCTCGCGTCTCGTGATTCCGCGTTTTTGTTCCAGCCTCCATGCGAGTGCCTCGCAATCCTTGTCGGGCCAGACCCTCTTCATGGCCTGGAGCGTGATGCCAGATGTATCTCGGCCCTCACCGCCCGTGGCCCGTTTAACCCGCCACTCAACCGTACCGCTCTCGTAATGCTGAATGAGCGCCTCCATTTTCTCACGCTTCAGTTTGAGCATCTCGGACGCCGAACGAATCGAGCCGTCCGGTGCATTGCGCGAGATGGCTGCAGCATTCACAATCCGCACATCGGCGAATCCGACCGCCGCCGCACGATTTCGGTTGATTTCCGATACCTTGCGTAGATTAAATTTCAGGCTGGGCAATCCACGCAGCTCAAATTCGATGGACATTCCATCCTCCGCAACGATCGGGTTAATCTGTTGATTTTCTTTCATGGCGAGCCTCATTTGGTTATCGGGCAATATTGCCCCCAATGTCACCTGTCACGTGGCATTAGGTGGGATATTACGCTGCAGTCAATTCAATATGTACGACCACAGTACCAGAGCCTATTTTGTTGATCATCCTAGCTAGGATGGGTTGAGCGTGTTTATATAATTCTTCATCCCGGTTTTCCGCCGCATGCTCGGGTAATTCTGGTTCCCATTGTGCATAGAATTCTGTTGCACTGGTTTCCATATTCGTAACAACAATAATGTAAGAGTTATTCATGGTCATATCCTCGTTTGTCCGTTGGGCCATCCCCTCTGGTACGCCAACATATGAGCAATTGCCAGGCCTGCATCGCCACAAACCAACAAAATAATTCTAACCCGTTGATTTGAAATACTAATCCTCGCTCGCTCGTGCCAAACGAGAGCAGGCACGCAATATGCTCAATGTGACAATTTACGGCACAACTGACGCAATTTGCGGCACCATGCATAAACCATGCCTACGGCCAACCATTCATCAACAGTCTTGACGCGCCCGCTTGCACACACGCTCGCGCGTATCCTTCTCCGCCCGCGCTCACGCTTGCACGCGCGCCCGCCCGCTTGCGTGCCCGCCCCTGCCCGCGCCTAGGGGGTTCAAGGGGAGGGGGGCAAAAAAATTCGTGCAAAGTTTATATCTAGCCCCAAGTAGATTTTTGCAGGGTTTGAGGAAGCGCGAACACGTTACGTTATGGTAAGATGGTCACGTCACCATAGTTCCCCGCTCCCGCCACCAAACTATTGACAATAGGGGACGCCCGCGGGTATGATACGAGGAAGATGAGACGAGAGGCAGCCGCCGTGGGAACTGAACGAGAAGAGTGGGAAGACGAGATGGAAGGGCTGCTGGAAGGCCGGCCTCCCGTTGGTGCGATTCGACCGACGAAGTTGAGATATACGCATGAAGCGGTCATTGATATGATCCTTGCGGAACCGGGCGTGAGTCAGGGGAAGCTGGCGGCGACATTCGGATACACGCAAGGGTGGCTCTCCACGGTAATGGGGAGTGACGCGTTCAAGGCGAAACTGGCCGAGAGGCGGGAAGAGATGATTGATCCCGCGCTCCGGGTGACGATAGAAGAGCGGTTTCGGGGAGTGGTGGAGAAGAGTCTCGAGGTTCTGCAAGAGAAACTTTGCCAGCCCGCCCTCCAAGTGCCGGATCAATTGGCGCTTCGGGCAGCGGAACTTGGGGCGAAGGCACTTGGGCTTGGGGGGAATCAGCCCGCGCCCATGGTAGTAATGCCGAAGGATCATCTTGAGGGTCTGGCGGACAGGCTGCTGGCTCTCCAGTCTAGGGTGACGGAGCGGACGGTGGAGGGAACGGTTTCCTTCCGTGAGGTCACGGGACAGCAGGAGTTATTCGCTTCATGAGCTCCGTTGCGCGGGTAGAACTTACAGCAAAACTGATCGAGGCGTTCGCAGGAACGTTTCTCAGCCCGCTGTACGATAATCCGCAGCCGACGCCGCAACTGCACCGGGATTGCTGGGAATTGTACTGCTCACCGGTTGAGCTGGCGGGGGTGGCGGCTCCCCGAGAGCACGCGAAGAGTACGGCCCTGACACACGACTATGGACTGGCAACGGTTTTATTCCGCGCCCAAGATTACATCGTGATTGTGAGTGCGACAGAAGAACTGGCCATGGGACACCTTGCGGATATTGCGAAGGAACTCCGCGAGAACGACGACCTGATTCGGGAGTTCAAGATCAAGGGGTTGGTGACGGATTCGAAGTCTGACATTATAGTCGCTTTCCAGGACGGCCACCAAGCTCGCTTCATCGCGAAGGGCGCCGGACAGAAAATGCGGGGGATGAAGTGGAACGGAAAGCGCCCCGGTCTCATTATCTGCGACGATCTGGAAGAGGATGAACAGGTTGAAAACTATGATCGACGGAAGAAATTCCGCAGGTGGTTCTATCGCGCCCTCCTTCCTTGCCGCCGTCGTGGTGGTCTGGTTCGTATGCATGGTACCATCCTGCACGAAGACGCCCTCCTTACTCGACTCCTCCGTGCGACCACTTGGTCCACGAAGCTTTTTCGCGCGCATAGAGGGTTTGATGAATTTGACGAGATTCTCTGGCCAGAACAATTTCCCGAAAGCCGTCTTCGCGCGATTCGTCAGGCGTTTATCGACGATGGAGATGCGGCAGGGTACAGCCAGGAATATCTGAACGATCCGTTCGATCATAGCGAGGCTTACCTAAGGAAGGCGGATTTCCTTCCGATGACAGAGGCGGATCACAAGGCCTCGAAGTTGTTTAACATCGGTGTTGACTTTGCGGTGAGCAAGGCAGATCGGGCGAATCGGACGAGCTTCACGGTGGGTGGAGAAACCCTGGGTGGAACACTCTGCATCGTGGATCAGCACGTTGGTCGCTGGGACCCGACCGAGTGGATCGACAAGATGTTTGAGCTGGACCTTCGGTGGAAACCGGAGCAGTTTATCGTCGAGGGTGGGGTGATTTGGAAGGCGTTGGAGAATACGATCTACCAAGAAATGCGGGAGCGGAAGCACTACTTGGGCTTCCTGGTCATCAATCCGGTGAAGGACAAAGCGACCCGCGGCCGTCCCTATCAGAAGCAACATCGTGCTGGCAACATCAAGTTTGATAAGGATGCTGACTGGTATCCGGCGTATGAAGCAGAGAATCTGAGATTCACCGGGACGGGGGATGCACTGGCAGATGACCAGTTCGATTCCACCGCGATTCTGGTGAAGGGGTTTGAAGTCTCCGGCGAGGTCGAAGAGGATGATTTCCTTGAAGAAGAAGAACTGATGATGCGCAGGAATGATCCGCGAGTTAATGATGGCCGTTCGGCTGTAACAGGATACTGAAAATGAACCTTGATGCATCCCTTGATCTGAAAAAGGTAGTGGTTTCCGAGAACGTGGCGGGGCTTCTTTCGGAGGAAGATCGTTCGAAGATCGCTCACGAGGTCATTGAGACTTACCAGATGGATCTGGGGTCTCGTTCGGAGTGGGAAGAGCGGATGAAGACCGCGCTGAATCTCGCGCTTCAGGTCGCCGAAACGAAGACATTTCCCTGGCCGAACGCCGCGAACGTGAAGTTTCCCTTGATTACGGTCGCTGCCCTCCAGTTTCATGCACGTGCATACTCCGCGATGATTCCGGGACCAGATATTGTGAAGTGCCAGACCTTCGGGGAAGATCCGGACGGGACGAAATCTGCTCGTGCAACCCGCGTATCTGGGCATATGAGCTATCAGATTCTGGAAGAGGATGAGAATTGGGAAGATAATCACGATCGTGTGCTAATTACAGTTCCGATCATCGGCTGCGCATTTAAGAAGTCATACTTCGACAGCTTTCTTGGTCACAATGTCAGCGAGAACGTGCTGGCAAAGGATCTGGTGATTCCGTACTTTGCGAAAAGTCTTGAGCAGGCGAGCCGGCTGACGCATCGGCTGGAGGTTAGCGAGAATTATATCCTGACGCGGGAGAGGAAGGGTCTCTTTTGCGCGCCACCCGCCGAGCAACCCGCTCAGTATAACGGGTTTTCGTCAGAACTTGACCGGGCAGCGTCTGTTGCTCAGGGAGTAACACCACCTTACAATGATCCGAGTACTCCGCAAGAGCTTCTGGAGCAACATTGCTGGCTGGATCTGGATGGTGATGGCTTTGCGGAACCGTATGTGGTAACTGTTCGTAAGGACACAGCGCATCTTTGTCGGATTGTTGCGCGCTTCCATTCATCTGGAGTTAAACGGAACTCGACAGATGAAGTTTATCATATCGACGCCACCAACTACTTCACGAAATACCCATTCATCCCATCTCCAGATGGCGGAATCTACGATCTCGGCTTCGGTATTCTGCTGGGTCCCCTGAACGAATCAATCAATACGCTTATCAATCAGCTTCTGGACGCGGGAACCCTCTCCACCACGGCTGGAGGTTTCTTGGGGCGTGGCGCGAAACTTCGTTCTGGGGAAACCAGCTTCAAGCCGTTTGAGTGGAAGCGGGTGGATTCGACTGGAGATGATCTCCGGAAGAATATCGTTCCGCTGGACACCAAGCCGCCGAGTCAGGTCTTGTTTGCTCTGCTACAACTCCTGATCAATTACGGCGAGCGTGTTGGTGGGGCGACTGATCCGCAAGTTGGGGTGAATCCGGGACAGAATACTCCGGCCGAAACCTCCCGCAACATGATTGCTGAGGGTCAGAAAGTTTTTATCGGGATCTTCAAGCGTCTTCACCGCGCCATGAAGTCCGAGTTCCGGAAACTCTACCTGCTCAATCAACTTCATCTGAACGATGTGACAACTTTTTACCCGGCCGCAGCTTCCATCCCAAGCAAGGTTCTTCGGGAAGACTACATTCCGTCGGAGAAGAGTATCTGCCCGGCCGCTGACCCCAACATGGTGTCTGATGCGCAGAAGATTCAGCAAGCCCAATTTCTTCGTGAGGCGAGCGCAACTACGGCGGGGTATGATCGCGGAGCGGTCGAACGGAGATTCCTTCGCGCCCTTCAGATCACGGACATCGAGACGATTTATCCTGGTCCGGACAAAGTTCCTGCCCCTGTTCCGATCCAGTTGCAAGTCGCGCAACTCAAGGCGCAGACTCAAGCTGCTCACGATCAGAGTACTATGAAGATGGCAGCTTACGAACTCATGGGAGAGGTCGAACTCAATCAAGCAAAGATTCAAGAACTCCGTGCAAGTGCTGCGAAGCTACTTGCCGAAGCACAGGGCGCAGAGAGTGGTCATGCCATCGCACTCCTCAACGCTCAGATAGGAGCTGCCAAAGCACACCAAGACGGTTTGCTGCGGTCGGCCAAGATAATCCTCGATGGCATTAAGATGAAACAGGAGATAGGAAATGGAAACACGAGCGAAGGTTCTTCCAACCTTGGAGGAATTCAACAGTTGGTTGACACATCCAGTTACGGCGGCGGTCCGAGCCTTCCTGGAGGAGCAGGTATCCCAGGCGCAGGTGGACTGGGTTAACGGGGTCTTCACGGGAGCTTCGATGGAAGAGACTGTTCAGTTGAATTCGGAAGCGATTGGGAAGGTCCGGGCGCTGGCATTGATCAGCAGTCTCGAATACGGCGATCTGGAAGGGAGCATGTGATGTCAGCAGGTATCCGTCCGGTCGGGCATGTGGTGTTGGTTCTTCCTCTTGAGGTTGAAGAGGTCTCAGCAGGTGGAATCATCGTTTCAACCGGGTCGCAGACTCGGCGCGAGGAAATGGGGCAGACTGAAGCTACCGTTATCTCGCTCGGCAATACGGCTTATGCAGATCAAAAAGAGCCGTGGTGTCAGGTTGGGGATCGAGTGGTTTTCGCTCGATACTCTGGAACTGAAAGAAAAGGGTCGGACGGGAAGATGTATCGTCTGATCAACGACCTCGATGTTAAGGGAGTTTTGGCGTGAAAAGTTATATTGGAAGGACTATGGCAACTACAGAAATGGGAACTCCTTATGTAACTTTTAGTACTGGTATCCTGGGAATAGATGGTGATATTCCGTTTGAGGAGGAAAATAAACAAAAACTTTGGAATGATTTCATGCAATTGTTAGCTAATGAAATAGTGACCAATCAGGATAAGAATCTGATATGGAGATTATTTCCTGTTATGAAGGTTAGGGGTCCTGATAAGGATAATAGGTTTGATTATATTATCTGGTCGCGTTTTTGTTTTGAAGGAGAGAAGTGATGAGCTACATGCTGAAGCGGTATCTGGAAGAAACCACGGATGGAGATCCGGGCGGCGGTGGTGCGGCTGATGAAGTTGCGCTGGCGGAAGAAAAGGAAGCTCGTGTTTTCGGTTGGCGTCCTGCGGAAGAGTTCGATGGTCCGCCGGAACGCTGGAAATCTGCTGGTGAATTTCTCGCAGAAGGCAAGCGCATCAATGGTTTTCTGAGAAAAGATCTGGATAAGCTCCGCAACGAGCTGACGAAGCGGGACCAAACCCTGGCTGAACTCCAGAGCACGATTGTACAATTTGCCGAGTTTCATCGGGAAACGGAGACTCGTGCATACGAAAGAGCGAAGAAAGAACTGCAGGACGCCCGTCGGGATGCTCTGCGAAACAACGATGGTGACATGGTAGTTGAGATTGAGGATCGCCTGAATGCCTTGGGGGACGCACCCCCGAAGCTTCCGATCAACATTCCCTCACCTTCTACTACGCCCGAGCCTGACCCGACCTGGGTTGCTTGGGTGAATGAAAATTCGTGGTTCAAGGACAATACGAAGCTGCGTGCTATCTCAAATGGCTACGCAGATATCGTCAGGGCTGAAAGTCCGAACTTGGTTGGTCGTCCATTCCTGGATGAAGTGAAGAGACGTGTGCAGGAAGACTTTCCGGAGCATTTCCAAAGTCCTGCTCGCCGTCAACCTACTGCGGTAGGTAGCAGTGATGACAGTCGTGGACCGAGCGGATCGCGTAAGACCTACGCGGATCTTCCGGCCGAGGCAAAGCAAGCTTGCGACAAGTTCGTCAAGCAGAAATTAATTCCCTCGCGCGAAGCATACGTTCGCGATTACTTTGGAGATGCAGTATGACTCAGACAATTACCCCCACTCCCCAGGTTCGCACCCAAGCTGACCGACCGAAGCGTGAATCTCGAGTTCCCTTCGGCGTCGCTCGGACCAAGCTTGAAGTTCCCATGACACTGGAAGGCTACCACCTTCACTGGGTCAATGACTCGGCTGGTCGCATCCAGGAGGCCCAACGCGGTGGATATTCCTTCGTTGAGCCTAAGGAGGTTCAAGCTCCGGAAGACGGAAGCCAAGTGAAGCGTCTCGTTGGAAAGAATGAAGACGGGTCCGCGCTGTATGCTTATCTCATGAAGATCGAGAATGAGTTCTATGCCGAGGACCAACAAATGATTCAAAGTGAAGTCGACCGATTCGATTTGGCGATCAAACGCGGAACTCTTGACGAAAAGCCCGGCGATAATCGCTATCACAACATCCACATCAGTAATTCTTAAGGAGTCCTTTTATGGCAAACACTTCCACTCCCTTCGGTCTGCGGCCTGTCCGTAGCCTGAATGGCGCCCCCTGGAATGGTGCAGCTACACTGTATTACATTCCGTCGACTGATACCAACGCTTACAATGTAGGGGATGTTGTTGCTTCCCTTGCTGGTGGCGATGTCGTCTCGGGCGCTTCCTCTGTTGTTCTCGTCGGTACTCGTGGGGCAGCTACTACCTCTGGTGCCAGTCGTGGCGTGATTGTTGGCTTCGGTACGAATGCTGGCAATGCTTATGCGTCTGCTCCTCTTGGCGCTGATCCCGATGGCTTGGGAATTACCCAAATTCCTGCCACCAAGACCAAGGCCTACTTCGTGTGGGTCTGCGACGATCCGACGACTGTCTTCGAAGCACAAGCCGACACGATCGCAGTAACGGCATTCAACAAGAACTGCCCGCTGTATGTCGGGGCAGCCCCAGCTTCTCCGATCTTCAACTCCCTCAGCTATGCTCAGGGTTCCGCCGCCAACACGACGCAAGCCTTTCCCCTCAAGATTATCGGCGCACCGAGTCGGCAGGACAATGATCTGACCACCCCCGGCACGTATGCTAAGGTCTACGTTATCTTCAACCAACACGAGCTTGGCGGTCCTAACACCGCTGGCGTATAAGGAGTAAATCATGGCTGGCGTTATCATGACAAGCAACCACCCCAAGGCACTGTGGCCGGGGGTGAAGGGTTTCTGGGGTCGTACTTACCAAGACCATGTGACCGAGTATACGGATTTGTTCGATACTGATACTTCGGATAAGGCGTACGAAGAGTTTGTGCAGATCACGGGTTTTGGTCTTGCTCCGGTCAAGCCGCAAGGTAAGGCTGCTGAGTATGACTCGGAAACTCAGGGTCCGATTACCCGCCTCGTCCAGGTGGCATATGCCCTTGGCTATATCGTCACGCACGAAGAGCTGAAAGACAACCTCTACATGGATGTTAGCAAGACTCGTGCGTCAAGCAATGCTCGTGCTTTCCGTCAAACGAAGGAACGTGTTTGCGCGAACATCTACAATCGAGCATTCTCCGGTTCGTACCTTGGTGCCGACGGTAAGGCTCTGTGCGCGACTGATCATCCGAATACTTCGGGTGGTACGTTCTCGAACAAGCCCGCGGTTGATGCTGATCTGAGTGAGGCAGCTCTGGAAGATATGCTGATCCAGATCATGCAGGCGACTGATGATCGTAATCTGCTGATCAACCTGATGCCCAAGAGTCTGCATGTTGCTCCGGCAAATTGGTTCAATGCCAATCGGATCTTGCGGTCGACCTATCAAACTGGCAACGCGAACAACGACATCAATGTCTTGAATGCAACCAATGCTCTTCCGATGGGTGTGAAGCTGAATCACTACTTCACGGCGCCGCAGGCCTGGTTTGTTCGGACGAATGTCGAGACTGGTAAGGGTGCGCTGTTTCTTGAGCGGGAGGGTATCTCGTTTGAGCAGGGTAACGACTTCAGCACGAAGAATGCACTGGCTTTGGGCTATGAGCGTTACGCGGCAGGGGTTATTGATCCGCGTGCAGTATACGGCTCGAATGGTCCGTAAGGACTAGTAGTGGGTGGGGTGGCGTGATCGCGTTACCCCATCGTAATATGTTCATCACTCAACTTAAGGAGAATCAAATGGTCGCAAAGAAGAAAGTACCTGCCCGTCCGGCCCCCGCTCGCCGTCCAGGGAAGTGCTGAAAGTTTCAAAAAGTTTCACAATGGATAAGTTTCGGTGAGAGTCCGAAAGGCACTTGGGGTATTCTGTCCCTTGTGTCCCAATTTTAGGAGAATCAAATGGGCACTACTAATTTCCCCAACGGCCTGACCAGTTTCGGTATCCCCGTTCTTGGTGCAGGTTCAATTCCTTTTACCGGGAAGTACTTTTTCGTTGACCCTGCAAACGGAAACGATGGCAATCAAGGTACTTCCGCTGCTCGCGCCTTTGCCACTCTGTACAAGGCTTATGCCAATTGTCGCAGTGGTATGAATGATGTGGTTTATCTGATCGGCAATGGTGCATCTTCCGGTACGGCTAGACTTTCTCTCGCTTTAGCGCAGACCATCGACCCGACTGCAACTACTGGTAAGTTGACCTGGACCAAGGATGCCTGCCATCTGATTGGTATAGCGGCTCCCAGTGCAAATCCCCGCGCTAGGATCGCACCACCCACTGGTACCTACACTGCAGCTACTTTCAACTCGGCGAACTTTGTTGAGGTTTCTGGAACTGGATGTGTATTCGCAAATCTCGCGATCTTTAATGGGTTCTCCACCGGCGGCGCAGCCCAGATCTGCTGGAAAGATTCCGGTGGTAGAAATTACTACGAGAATGTCAGTTTCGGTGGTATGGGAGACGCGGCTAGTGCAGCTGATGCTGGCTCTCGTTCGTTGGTGGTAGCAGGTTCTGGTGAGAATTCCTTCAAGGGTTGCATCATCGGTCTGGATACCGTTTCGCGTGGAGCGGCAAATGCCTCGCTGGAGTTTTCCGGAGCAACTGCCCGTAACAAGTTCTCAGACTGCTTGTTCCCGTTCTTCGGATCGGCGGCTACTCCTTTAGGAATCTTGGCTACTGGTGATGGTTCGATGGATCGTTGGCAGTCTTTCGACAATTGCCAATTCATCAATACGATCAAGTCAACTTCAACCGTGATGTCGGTTCTGGCTTCCTGCACGACCGCATCTGCTGGTGGTTTGCTCCTATTCAAGAACTGCACTAAGGTTGGTATTACTAAGTTTGGTGATACTAATGCCTTGGCAGCAAGTTACATTGATGGTGCTGCGCCGACTGCTGGTACTTCCGGTATGGCTGTTAACCCGACGTAACTTGTTTGGTGGGGGAGTTTCGACTCCCCCTCTTGTTAGGAGTAGAGCTATGAATGATGTACGTATCAGTTCTGGACTTGTCCGTATCTTTAAATTTGGTTCGGTGTTATCAACTTCTGTGGCAGCAGCTAGTAGTCCCATCTACAAAGAATCACCTTTGGCTTCTTTTCAGTTGATTTCCGCTGCTGCTGCTACCTGCGTTATTCAGGGGACAAACGAGGAAGCTACTGGTATTGGCACCAATGCAAACTGGGTTACTCTCGGCACTATAACGTTAGCAGCTGCGGGAACCGATGGATTTACTACAGAAGCTCCATGGAAATATGTAAGAGCTAATGTAACTGTAGCCTCTGCTATTACTAGCGTTTTGATGGGAGTTTGATATGAGTACTACTGTAACGCAAGCTGCGAATCCCGGTGGTAATGTATTAACGACTACGACCAACCTCACCGGGGGACTTGAACTTTCCGAAAGTATCAATATTGACCCGATCAAGGATCGCACTGTTGGTGGGGTGGCTGCGGACTGGTCTGCCGATTTCGGCGCTTTGATTGTCGCATCTGCGAATGCGAACGAAGCATGCGCTCTCGATAGTTCTGTTCTTATTGGTGGAAAGCCCGCCGTCAAGTGTACGTTTTCTGATACAGCCGGAGCCACGACGTACATAGGTCGCTATACACCAACAAATCCGATTAGCTTCAAGAATTTTGTGTCGCTGGAAATCCCATTTCGTGTTACCTGCAATGAGTCCGCAACAAATGTTGCAACATTCGCCAATCAGTTTGGGATCTGGCTCAAGGCAGCATCAGGAAAGCAGGCCCGTTTGCGCGTCGATAGTTCAGGGCTACAGCCGGGAGGCTGGATGGTATTGCGTTGGACGCGGAGTGAGACCAGCACTGTTGTCAGTTTTTCAGGCGGAGCTTCCGACTGGTCATTTCTCGATACAGAAACAATTACCGCAATTGATTTTGTATATGCTGCAACCGTAGCGGCCAATACCGCCCCGGTGTGGATCGGTCCGCTTGTCGTCAATGCACAGTCGCGTGGCATTGTCACGTTGCGCATGGATCGTCAGTATGACTCACAGTACAGCATCATCAAGCCTCTACTCGATCAGTACGGTATAAAGACATCCCTCGCCGTTGTGCATCAATCCATCGGAACCGGCAATTCTATGACCACCGCCCAGATCACTGAAATGTGCAGGGATGGTCATGAGGTAATTCACCATACGTACAGCAGTACAAAGACCAATGGCTATGCGAATGCTACGGATTGGACCAGTGCAGCGGCAATTTCCGATGACATTAATGCTGGATGGGCCAACATGCGGACGAATGGCTGGCTTAGCGGCATTGGCAAAATTGTCGAGGCGTATACCGGCAATTACTTCGCCAGCGCGACCACGAAGGCTCGACAATTGCTTCTTAAAACGGCTTTCAATGCTGCCGGCGTCGAGGTGATGGCGACGATTTCCACAGGCTCAAAAACCAACAACAGCACGCGTGTCTATGGTATAACTCCGGGATTTGTACGTTCGTCGCTAATGATTACATCAACGACCACACCAACTCAAGTGATCGCCGCAATTACTCAGGCAGAGCAAAATGGCGAGTGGCTGATTATAACGATACATGAGGCCGTCGCTGACTCTGCTACGCCGGCTGGGAATCAGATGCGCGCATCTGACTTTGCGACGTGGCTATTGTATCTCGGAGGTCGCAAGGCAGCGAACGGGGTGGAGGTGCTGCCGCTCGGGAATGCTTATAACGCGATCTACAAATAAAACTTTCCAAGCACCTTTGCACACAATACCATCCGCAGCCAACCTTCTCGCTTCCACCTTCGGACTATAACATCAACACTTGAAAATAATGTGCGGGAGCCCGACGTTTTTGGCTGAGCAAAGATTTAACTTTGTATTTTACTAGGAGTGTTCCATGAAAAAAGCGCATCCAGGGTTTAAGAATGTTGCTGCCAATATTGCTAAGAAGGAGAGAGTAAGTCTTGACTCCGCAAGGGCAATTCTCGCAGCCTCTACGCGTAGGGCATCTCCTGCAGCAAAGAAGGCAAATCCACACTTGAAAAGAGTTAAATAGGAAAAATTAGTATGCCATACGTTCCTGGTGATAACAAAGTAGTATGTGACTTCTGTGGACGTGATGTCCTGGCTTCGCAAGTAAAAAAGACGTGGGATGGCTTTTATGTTCATGCTGAACACTGGGAACCCCGTCACCCACAAGACTTTGTACGGGCGGTGAAGGACGACCAGACAGTCAAGATCAATCGTCCGGATACCGAACCAACCTTTGTTGCGGAAGCGGAAGCTCTCCCGCTGCCCCCGAATCCTTTAGGAGTTTAGCATGGCCTTGTCTGGTGTAACAACCTTTACCATGACGCGGAACGATTGCATTAAAGCGTCATTGCGAGTTCTTCGAGAGTTGGGGGCTGGTGGAGTTCCGACGATCGAGGACTATGTGAACTGTAATCAGGCTCTAAATATAGTGCTGAAGTCCTGGCAAATGCGAGGAATCCCGTTGTGGAAATTGGTAGAGATTAGCTTTCCTTTACTTCCGAATACGGCGACTTATCCGCTAGGATTGACGGGAGGATCAATCGTTAATGAAGGAATTACGATTGTTAATCCTGGGAGTGGTGGGACAGACGGAACGTGGACGGAGCCTGTTCTGGACTACGGTTTGGGTGGGGATGGAGAGGTTGACTACGTAATTATCGGCGGACTTATTACCTCCGTCATGGTTACTGTAGCTGGATCTGGGTATAGCTCTCCGTGGGTGCAGTTTACGAATGCCTCTGGAGGATTTGAAGTAACTATCGCTCAGATAGGTCTAAGTGGTGCTCGTCCGGTTAAGTTTCGTGATGCCTGGATTCGGGATGATGCAACTTCTCAGGATACCCCACAAATACAGGTTGCTCGGCAGGATTACAATCAGTTTGGGTATAAAGCTCAAACTGGTGTTCCTAATCAATACTGGTATGATCCGCAACTAGATACCGGGATCGTAACTGTTTACCCAGTTCCTACTACCCTTGGGAGATCTTTCCACGGTATAGTTCAAATGCCAATCCAGGATATGGTTACGGCAACTGATAATTTCGACCTCCCGCAAGAATGGCTTCAGGCAATCAAGTGGGGACTTGCGGATGAATTGTCACTGGAATATGGATGTCCTGCTGATATTCGCGGGGAAGTTGCGGCGAAGGCTGCAAAGTTCGTGGATGATTGCTTTAGCTACTCGATGGAAGAGTCGAGCGTGTATTTTACTGTTGATCCGACGGGACGCTGAGCATGAGACTTCCTTTAGCAGTTGGATACGGGCCGCGGGATTCGGGAGGGTTGAAGGATGAAGTCAGCCTTAACGCGTTTGCGGAGAGTGGGGTTTCGGGGCAAACTTTTGCGATTAAAAGACCTGGGACAGGAATCGTGCAGTTTTATCCGCCGAATCCAGAAAGCTACACAAACATCCCAGTTCCTACAGGTATAGCTCAGGGAATTTACCAGCTTGGGGAAGATATTTACTTTATCTCCGGCGGAGTTCTGTACTACTGTTATGCCAGCAATCACGGGTACGGATCAGCAGGACAGGCGGCGGAATGTCCCCTGAGTGGTGGTGCATCTGCTGGACATTATTTCTTTGTCCAGATTCCTGATCATAATCACGCTAAGAGTTTCTTTCTGAAAGCTACCACAAAAGCCTTCCGTGTGTACGATATGGTAGCTACGGCAGTATCCGATGTCGATTATCCTGAAACGACTGTCCCCGGAGCAGCTTATCTGGACGGAACATACTATGTGATGACTCCGAATGGTCAGATCTATGGGTCAGAGCTAGAGGACCCACTAACCTGGTCTGGTCTCAATGTGATCAAAGCGGGATCGATGCCTGACTCTGGAGTAGCTATACGTCGCATGATTAACTACGTAGTGGCGTTTGGAACCTACACGACGGAGTTCTTCTATGATGCAGGGAATCCAGTGGGGTCTCCCCTCCTCCCGGTTACGAACGCGATTGCGCTGGTCGGTTGTTGTCAAGCGGATTCGATCGCGGATACGGAGAACACTCTGTACTTTATGGGTGTGACGAGGCAGCAAGGACGTTCCATCTATCGCTTTAATGGGACTGTTCCGGAAAAGATTTCTACTCCCTTTGTGGATCGAGTTATATCTGCGGATGGATTGAGTGAGGTCTGGGCTTACTTCGTTAAGATCAATGGTCATCCGATGTATGTGCTGACGTTGAAGGATTCTGCAATAACTCTGGTGTTTGATACGGCAATGAATACCTGGCATAAGTGGAATAGTTTAGTGCCGGATACGTGGATTGCGGAGGGAGGCTGATGGCTGCGAATATAAGATATCAAGAGCAGTACGCATTCGTGAAGTTTATAGCGCATGGACTGTCAGATGGGGATGTGGTCGATGTTCGACGAGCTACAAACTCAGTCTATAATGGGAGGTTTTTCTCCCTGTTTATCGACAATGATCACTTTGCATACTATATCGGAGAGCAAACAATCGACCCAACTATTCTGGACGATGGAGATCCAGGGGTTCCCATTCAGATTCGTTCGTATTCTCCCACCTACTTCACTGGAGTTTTTTACTCTGGCATTGGTTTGCTTGATCTGGTTCAGGATTATGCAACTGGGTATCCGCTCACGCTGGCTATGAGCAATACTTACGATGTGATTCCTGACGCAGTTAGTGGAGGTGACTAATGGCTATTACGTTTACAACTACTCCTATCGGGGTGGATATTCGGACGGCGCAGATTGATGGACAGGTTCCTGATACGAAGTTCTTTCCGGAGACTACTCTGATCTGCGGGAAAGAAAATGCAACTGCATGGTTGCGCTATTCAGATGATGACTATGAAACGTGGTCCGCGTTTCTTCCACTGCATATGTGGCTTGCGGCTCCTCGAGTTCGGCGTCTAGGATCAGGCTATCGGAGAGCCTTCGAACTCCGCCATATTGATGAAACGGCTTTCCGTTCGGAAGGTTTTGATCTACTCGTTGAGAAGGGAGTCCAATAATGTCTGCTGCGCCTGGTGCAACTAAGTATTCTATTCACGCTGGTGGATATCAAGACGCATTGACTATGTATGGAGGTACAAAGACTGTTAACGGAGTTACCTATAGTACGAATAATCCTGGTGCTGGAGCTATCTATGCTCCGGAGGTAGGGATGAAGGGCAGGGCTGGTTCTGCTTCAGCATCGGCATCGGCGGGAGCTCCTGGGACGGCTGCGGCGACAACTGCTGCTCCAATCGCACGGATGCCGACTCCACAAGAAACGGCAAACACTAAGTACATGCCGCAGCTGGATGCGCAGATGGCGAAAGACCCAAGTAATGGGTATGCGGATCAGCTGAAGACCCTGATGACGGGACAATTCTCCCCGAACGACCCGAGTTATGCTTGGAGGTTTCAGCAAGGGCAGCAAGCAGTTGAGCGGAGTGCGGCAGCGAAAGGATTGCTTCAGTCTGGGAATGCTGCGATCGAGCTGCAACAGTATGGGCAGGGGATGGCGAGCCAGGAATATGGTGCCCAATTCAATCGAACGCTGAGCGCGATGGGAGCCTCCGAGAGTGCGTTTCAAGCGAGCTATAATAGGTTGGCAGAATTGGCGGGAATGACGACGGGGATGCAAGCGAACTCGCAGAACACGAATTACAACTACTTGAATCTTGCGGAACGCGCTCAGAATAATCAGCAGCAGATCGGGCTTGGTTATGCTGGACTTGCAGAAAGAACGCAGGCTAACCAGGGACAATTAGCTGTTCAGCAAGGACAACTCCTGAACCAAAATCGCGCAGCGAATCTTCAGGAGCAGCAGTATCGGGATCAGAAGCAAACTGGAGAGAATCGAGACTCAGCTTTCAAGGAGGTACTGACCAGTCGTGGGGTAGGTTTAAATGGCAAGGATCCGTGGGAGAATCCGGAGGACGGGGTTATCCTCGTTGGGAAGAAGGAACCTGGAGCTGATGCCTCTAGCTACAGCAGCATGTCTGGTTACTATTAAGGAGAATGACATGGCTGGATTAATGGAAGGCTACCTCGGCGGACTGCAATATCTTTCTGGTCTACAGGATATGGATCAGAAGAAGAAAGCGTTTGATCTGGATTATCAGCAGCGAGTTGCGGCTGCCAACGAAAATCGCCAGTCGAAAGATATTCTGGCGCAGGTGTTTGAGAAGAGCGCAGCGGATCTGAGTGTTACGGATTCTTTGACTTCGCAGAGTAGGTTGGCGGATAAGTTTCAAGAGGCGGGGACACAGGTTCTTTCCTTGAATCCGAAGAGTGGAATGGAGCTGATTAAGCAGGCAAGTGATCTCCGGTCGCGGGTTCAGAATGCTGCGATTGAACAGGCGCAGGCAGGAGTGTTGCAGGATAAACTTTTGGCTGGTAGGGCTGCGCAAGTGTATGATCAGGAATCGCTGGATGGATATGTGAAGGATCTTGCGAAGGCTGGTCGCGTGATTCCGCAGAAGTATCAGGTCTGGAGTCCGGAGACCGAGAGCTGGATGAAGCGGCAGGAGATGCTTGGGGTCACGGCGTATCAGCAGAAACAACTGGAGATCAGTACGGCGAGGGAGAAGAATCAAGAGAGACTGGCCGATATTCGAGAAGAGTCGGAAAAGCAAAAAACGATCTATGAGAATAGTAAAGAGGCGAGACTCCGAGAGCGTCAAGTTTCTCAAGAGCGGATTGCAGGAATTAAAGCTGCAAATACGTTCAAGCTGCGGGGAGAGAAGGATCGGGCGGTAGAGGTTGGTGCGCTGGAATCAATGGATACGGAGGGACTGTTTAAGAAGGCTGATTCGGGGATTAAGAACTCCGCTGCAGATGACGTTCGGTTTCGCGCAACGAAGATCTATGCTGATAGCCTGACTAATCTTGATCCGGAGAATCAACTCTCGCAGGAAGATGCGCTGAGAATTGCTCGGGAATCGGTGCTTGAGGAGATGAAGAAGGCTGGTCCTTGGTGGAATCCGATTGCGGGAGTTACGCGGGACGCTGGTTCGAAGGAACCAAAGCCGTTTGTCGGTACTAAGGCTCCAGAAGCACAAGCTAGATTAAAGTCTTCAGATGAAAAATCATTGGAAAAGAAACCCGAGATCCAAGGCTTTAACAAGGTTCTCTCAGACGACGACTATAACTTACTACCTAGTGGGGCTAAGTTCAAAGGCCCTGATGGGGTTCTTCGGAGGAAGCCATAATGGGCTGGCAAGATGCACCGGTAGTTGAAGAGGGTGGAGAAGTCGGCCAACCTGCTTGGATGTCTGCACCGCCTGTTGATTTGGCTGAGGAGGCTATGCAACCGACTGCGAAGGCGGCTCCGGTCGAGAAATCGGACTGGGAGAGTGCGAAGGAGAGTCTTGGAAAGTTTGGCTTCGACGAGTACCTGCAGCAAAATGCTTCGGTAAATGCCGGTCTGTACGCGCGGAAGAAGATTACAGGTGATCGAACGGAAGGAACTCTTACCTTTCCGAATCAAGAACTTGGCTTCATGGATACGATCAAGGAGACCGGAAAATTCTTCGCCGAGAAACCGATTACTGCCTTTGTTGAGCTGGCGAAGGGTGTTATCTATAACCCTGAATTGCTGGGATTAGGGGCTTTTCAGTCTGCGGCCCACGCAGCTAGGCTTGCGGAAGCGGCGAAGCTTGGAGCAACCGCGCGAGCAATAGCTGTAACAGGGGCGTCGGCTATTGAAGGTGGTGCGGTTATGGGAGGTATGTCCCTGGCGCAGCAACTTGGCCAAAAAGAAACTGTCAATATGGGCGAGGTTGGTGCGGCTGCTGCAATTGGGGCCGTAACTGTTCCATTGCTTAAGGGGGTGGTAGAGGGGTATAAAGGTGCCGGACGCTGGGCGGAGGGACGTGGGAAGGTGGAGCCAAAGGTGGAAGCTGAGCCCCTGCCTGATAGGTTTCAAGACTGGGTGGAGCCGAACGGGGAGGTAAGGAGTCCTGGAGAGGCGGCGTATCGACAGCCGAATGTGTTCCAGGATCTTCCGGGAGATGTGGAACTGAATGCCGCGAGCAAGGCTCAAAATATGATGCAAGCGGGCGTTAGTAAGAAAACTGCGGATGTTGCAACAGCGAAGAATGCTCCGCTGGCTTCGGCAATGGAAGCGATTCGAGCGAAGCGGGCAGATGCAAAGGAAAGCTTCGGGCGTGGTGTGCAGCAGGGAGAGTGGCTTGGTCCGGAGGAACCGCAGCCGTTGAGACAGGTTACGGGGGAAGCTGCGGCGGAACTCGAGAAGGTGGCGGAGCAACAAAACACGCAGAGACGGATTGAGTCAGGTGAGGCTGATCCGAGACTGCTTGCAGCGCTCGGGCTTACGGCGGGGGCGGCGGCTGTTGCGGGGCTGTATCCGGAAGAAGCGAAGAAGGTTGCAGGTGGGCTGGCGTTGGGCGGTGCGCTCTTGACGACGGCCGGAAAGATTCCTGATTTCGGTCCGGTGAGGACATTGGGAGGAGAACTTGCCCGCGGGAAATACACGCTGAAGACACTGGAGCGACTCCCGCAAAATCGAACGGAGATTCCGAAGCGACTGATCGAGCAGGAAATGCGGAGGGCCGATGTTCCGAAGGCTGAGAAGGATGTGCTGACGGAAGTGCTGTCCGGGAAAGGTGAACAAGTTAGTGCAGGGGAACTTGTTCGTGATTTCCGTTTGGCTACGGGAGATCATACGCTGGATACGAAGGGGACAGGGGAATATGCTGATTATGGGCTGGATAGGATCGGGCGAGATAATGCTAGATTAGCTTCCCCTGATCTGCACCCTGATATCCCTGCAGCTACCACTACCCTCTACCGTCTTCCCGAGCACATGAGGCTTTCCGACGCGAACCACTTCAATGATCCGAATCTGTTTGGTTGGACGCGAAGCTTTGAAGAAGGTGGGGTCAAGCATGTAGTGGAAGTGCAGAGCGATCTGGCGCAACATGTGAAGGGGATAGTGAAGGCGGAAGACCTTCCGAAACTGCAGGAAGAATACCGCGCAGCCTCAGACAAGCATATGGAACTTCGCGCCCTTCGCGAATCGGATAATGAAGCTTACATAAAGCGAAATCTCGACCGGATGAGTCTGGAATATGATGCAGAGAAACCACTTGGCCCGCAAGTTCGTAGGTTATTTGACGAGACTGTGGCGCGCCAGCATGAGATTCTGAATAAGATGTCTTCGACAGCAGTTGATTCCCAGGTTGGTCCCATGCTTAAGCACTGGCCTCGTCGCTTGATCCGGGAGGAACTCGCGAAGACCGCGCAAGAAGGTGGGGATGTGGTGCGGTTTGCGGATGCAGATACCGTGGCGAAGGTGGAGGGGTGGGCCCGCGAAGGGCGTAGCGCCGAGACCGGAGAACCCCAACCTTTTATAGATCCAGGTCACCAATCAATCTATAATCGCTATAAATCCGACATTGAAACCTATCTCAAGGGGCTGGGTGGGAAGCATATCGAGGACGCCCAAGGTCACGGCTGGTGGGAAGTCCCGACGCGAGAGCATAAAGGAAGGGTACAACAGTACGGACGCATCGACCAAGATCTCCTACTCAAAGCTGGTATCATCAGCACCGGACTTATGGCTGGTGGTTTCCTTGCCGACGATCATATTCGAGGGGCTTTTCTCGGTGGGTTAGTTGGTCTTGGCTTGGGATTTCTCCCAAAATCAAGCATTGCTCGGGGTATTGAATATACAGGAGGAATCACATCCACCCGAATTGCTAATATCAGTAAACCTCTCTGGCATCGTGCAGTAGCTCTCGAACTAGGTCTCTTCGACAAAACACACAAAGCCCTTGCTGCAGGCGATCCTTTCTTGGAGAAGATGAATAAACTTCCAGAGGATTCTAAGAAAGCTTTGAATAGTGCGTTACTCCGAAATGATTTCTCTGTGGTAGAGCAAGTTCTACGTAATTCTGAAAATCCTCAGTTTGCCAAAGATTGGGTTGCGACGAGAAATATCTTAGATTCTCTCGGCAAGGAGCTTACGCAAGCGGGTATACTTCCACATATGCGAGAAGATTACTTTCCTCGAATGGTGGCAGATCGGGAAGGATTACTTGCACAGATGGGCTTGGAGCAGAAAACTAAGTTGCAGGAAAAGCTGGCAAAGGCCGAGGCTGCAGCACTCCGGCGCGGGGAACTAGAACTCTCTCCTGAGGAAGCCTCCTCCATAATCAATACTTTTATGCAGCAAGGTGGCTTGGGGGGTGGTAGAAAACCTTCGTTTATTCAGCATCGGAAGATTGAAAACTTGACGCCGGAAATGGAAGAGTTTTATTATTCACCTACAGAGTCTTTCCACACCTATGTAAGAACAGCGGTTAAAGAATTAGAAAAGGCTCGCTTCTTCGGAAAGGATACTGTTCGAGTTGAGCATAACGGGAAACAACGACTGGATATTGAACAATCTATTGGACAACTGATTGAACGTGAACTACGTCAAAAAAATATTACACAAGACCAGGTACCGGAGTTGGCGTCGCTGCTACGTTCACGCTTTATTGGCGGCGAGCGGGTTCCTTCGAAGTTTGTCCAGGATGCAAAAAATTATGGGAATATATTGTTGCTGGGAGATTTAACTTCTGGCCTTGTGCAGTCGGGTGATGCGATAATGTCTGTATACCAAACCGGACTTCGTCCAACGTTAAAAGCAGTAGTACAACAAATAACAGGCAAGCAACAGATTAGCATGAAGGACTTTGGACTGGCTGACCATATATCCGAAGAATTTGTAGGGACTAGAAAATCCGCGAAGATTCTGAATCTTATACTGAAGCCAGTATTTAGTAAGATTGATGCGTTTGGAAAAACTACTGTTCTGAATGCTACGATTAACTATGCACAAAGGCTTGTACAAACTGAGGCGGGGGTGACTAAATTAGGGGAGAAATATGCTGCGGCTTTTGGGGATGATTTCCCTCGGTTAGTTTCAGATCTGAAGTCTAAGCAGATTACCCCACAAGTGAAGTTATTTGCTTTCCACGAACTGTCCGATTTGCAACCTGTTAGTAAACTCGAAATGCCGCAAGGATATTTGGATAATCCTAATGGCAGAATTATGTACATGCTGAAAAGTTACCAGTTAAAACAATTTGATATTCTTCGCCGGGATGCTTATCAGAAAATTAAAGACGGAGATATACTGAAGGGAATCGGAAACCTGACTAAACTAGGAATAACTTTAGGTATTGCTGGAGCGACGATGTCACAAGTTCGCTCTTGGATTCTTGGGATAGATGATCCACTCAAAGCTTCTGATGTCTGGGACAACGCACTGAAAACATATGGCTGGTCTTCTTTTATACAAGATAAAGTTCAAGCTGGGAAGCCAGCAGAAGCTGTTGCAGGACTTGTGGCGCCGCCATATAAGGTAATGGATACTTTGATCCAACAAGATCCAAAGGCGGTTACATACATTCCCTGGTTTGGAAAAACGATTTACTATCGGGGTATGGGTGGGGCGGAAAAGGCGGAAGTTGCAAAAGCTCGGAGAGAGGTCGCAGAAAGAAATCTGAAAATGCGACGCGAACTCTACGGAAATACTAAATAAAGTTAACTGTTTATAGGGATTTTACCTAATGCCTAAGCGATTCCCACCACCACCGAATGCGTCTGATCTGAACGAACCCTCGTGGAGACACTGGTTCTATCTAATCTCTGATGCGCTGAATGGTGCTGTTGATATTACTACGAGTCCTGGGATTCTTAGCCAAGCGCAGGGAACTTTTCCGACGGCTGGAATGGGAGGAGAATTGTTTGAGGGGGAGTCGGAAGAATATATCCTGACACTCGCTCCGAGTTTTACTCCCGATCCGGAGTCGTTTATTGTGCGATCGTCTACAAAAACGATGACAAGCAATACGTCGTTGCAGGCTTTGTTCTCCGGAGTTACTGGAGCGACGAATGGTGAACTGACTGTAGTAGGTTCCACATCGTATTTCTTCGAAATGCAATTTACTGTTTCCTCGATGTCTGGTACGTCGGGAAATCTTGGGTTTAGTATTGTAGGGGCCGGCACCGCAACCTTTACATCAGCGGCTTGGCAAGCTGTTGGACTGGATGCAACGACGTTGGGAACTGCGGCGGCACTCGGCGGGTCATTCACGGCGTCTTCCGGAGCGACTGGAGATATTGTTACTGCAGGGACAGGGACAGCTGTTACAGTCTGTATTACAGGAATCTTTCGGATCAATGCTGGAGGAACTATTATCCCGAGTATACAACTGACAACTGCTGCGGCCGCAGTGATTGGTACGAATAGTTGGTTTCGCTGCCGTTCGATCGGTTCGAATACAGTGAATATAAAAGGTAGCTGGAGCTAAGAAAAGAATCTTAACAATTTTTGAAGGGACCTTGGTATGGCAGCAAACAAAACAATTCGCATCGGACCGAAGGCTTTGAGTACTACCCTCACATCTGATCTGGTGAATCCACCGACCTTGACCGGGGGGAATATGCCCTCCGGAGGAACGTCGAATACGAAGACTTACTTGATCATTCGCCACGTGAGGATTAGTAATAAGACGGCTACTGCTGCTGCGTTCTCTCTCTGGATCGGTGCGACAGGTGGAAATACAGCGGGAACGGAATTCATGGGGACTGGGCAGTTGGTTCCTCCGAATGGATATGTGGACTGGTTCGGCATGGTTCGTCTGGATACGACGGATTATCTGGTTGGTGGCGCAGGTACTACCGATGCGCTCACGCTGGAGGCTGAAGGCGAAATTGGGGTGGCATGATGGCGCCAGTAGCTCATCCTGACATCATTCCCCTTCATACGCTTCTGCAGGAAGTGAAAACTACGCTGGAACTTCACATCAAGCAGGAAGAGGAATTTCGTCCACAGATCGAGGAGATGATAGAAATCATTCACCAATTCAAAGGGGTGTTTGTTTTCCTGAAATTTATCCTGTATATTGGGACGCCTCTAACCGTTCTCGGTGCTTGGTTCAAGGATCACTTTAAATAAGGAGTAAAACGTATGGACATTATGACTTTCTTTCGCGCCTTCAAAGCAGGGCAATCGTTGGGGAATCCTGAGGTCTGGAAACAGACTCAACTACTTACGAGTGCCTTTACGGGAATACTTGTAGGTGGTGCCGGAGTTGCAAAACTTTTTGGTGTGGAGGTAGCACTCGATGACGCGCAAGCTCAGCAAATTGCTGGCGGTCTGGTTGCTCTGCTCGGTGTCTTTGGAGTGTGCAACTATGTGGCCACAGTCGTCAGTACCAAGAAAATCGACATGCTCGGTCGCACCAGTAGTGAAACCTCCTCGGGAGGCGGAACCGGGGGAAGTGCTGGAAGAGTCCCCGATCCTACTGGAAGACCCGAAACTCGCGACATCCTTGATGTTCTTCGGGGCAATAATTAACTGCAACTTTTAGGAGATTGAAATGAATTATCTGACTGCAATCAAGCTTGTGCTGACGCTGCTTCCTTACCTGATCGACGCCGTGAAGACGGTGGAGAAAGCTTTTCCGGAGGCGGGTAGTGGGACGGTGAAGTTGGGTCTGGTCCGGGCGGCAATCGAGACTGCTTACAACGCGGGTACGGATGCGTTGGCAACCTTCGATCAGATCTGGCCGATTTTACAATCCCTGATTGGGAGTATCGTGGGCTTGTTCAATTCGACTGGTGTGTTTAAGAAATAGGAGTCTGGAATGATCAACTTCGATAACTCAGTTCCATTCAATCCGAGCGCAGTTAATCGCATGGATTGGGATACGCTGGTGGGAGAGGCTGCGAAGCT